CGGATCATCTTCCTGAACTTCAACCTGATACTCTTCATCGAATGTTTCCTGGTATGTTGCGTCGCCCATCACCGCGCCACAATCAGGGCAGTTGCCGCCGCCGGTCTGACCGCAGGCGGTGCAGACTTTTTCCACTTCCTGTTGCGCCACTGGTTCGGATTGTTTCGTTTCTGGCTCGTTTTGTAACGCATTTGGGCTGTTTTGTTCCGCTTTTTGGTCGTTCCGTTCCGATTCATGCTGGTTCTGGTTCACAGAATCGCGAGTCTGGATCCCTTTGACCCATTTCGGATCATTAGGGTCGCTAATCCCCTCAACAAATTCACCACGCGATACAGCAAGTAACTTATCGGCGTCAGGCTGGCTGATATTGGCTGCCTGCATAATTTTGTTTACTTCGTCAGCGGTGACTTTTACTTGGTTAGCGGAACTCACCTGCGACTGAGCATCCAGCGACTGCGCGTTCTGGCCATGTTCAGTTGTATCCGGTTCCATTGTTTCAGTTGTTGCCTGTTCACCTGCCATTGCGTCAGATGGTTGTGGTTTTTCTTCTTCTGTTTCACGCTCAGTAACCACCTCGCGGTTAATTTCTTCCAGGATATCTTTTTCCGGCGTATGCCGGGCAGCTGTGAGAGTTTCCTTGCTGGGGTTCTCGTGATCAGTTTCCGTCAAATAGGCGTTGATATACCCCTGAAGGCGTCCCGGGTAGTGATAAAATTCAGGGTGTGCGCTTCGGATAAGTGCAAAAATAGCGGCGCGGGAATAGTCCAGAATACCCGGGGTTGCACGAAGTGCTGCGGACCATTCTTTGAACGGACTTTCTTTGTTCAGGACTACTTCTTTTGCGCGACGATAAACGCTGCCCGGAATTTCATAAATATTAAAATCCATCGGAAGTGTGGCTGCTGCAATCTCCACATCCAGTGTGTCGAGGGTGTGTACTAAATTCGGATTGCGATCGGTTTTGTTCCCACCGCCAGCATTAGCACCGGAAGCCGTGCGGGTGATGCGTGAAACACGATTTCCTTTCATCCACTCTTTTGTCAGCAAACCCCGATCAGTGTAGTCAGCGTCTAGGTATGCTTCGAAAAAAGCAGTTATTAGTCCCAGGTCTGAATTACCAGGATTAGGGAAAACTTTGTCAGTGTCACGAACCAGTTTGTGGAGGTCGCGAATCTCCAGCGAGTCGAGCAGACTGGTTTTATGCGAAATAGCCAGGGCAGTAACAGCCGGTAGTTCTTCAGCCCGTGCAATGTGTAATGCCTGGAGTTCGTCGCGTGAAACGTGCGTTACTGGTTTTTCGCTGCCGTGTTGAGCAAGCCAACGAATGGGCAGTTCCTGACCGGAGACAGGCAGAAGCATGCTCTCCTCAATCTCAGTCATGGCTTCGCCGTTGATGTTGGTATTGTCAGTGCTGGCTGGTTTGTCCTGAACAGAGGGGGAAGGGCCGATAAATGTCATTGTGATGCCATCTTTCCCGCCTTTTTCATAGCGATTGCAGAATTCAGTATCAAACACGCCTTCTGGCGGAAGGTCGTCAACAACGGGCAAATTGACGCGGACGGGTTTTTTAAAGTCGTCTTCATCATAATCGTTGTCATCCATTGCGGTAATGCAGCGGGAGATTGCAACAGATAATTTTTTTGCTGTAGTCCAGTAAAAACCACCTTTAATTCCTAGGCGTTTTCTTACTTTGTCATTTTTTGCTTCGCAATATAGTGCAAATTCTTCTTTATCAGTGCTCATTATTGGTAAACCTCATCACAGATTTAAGGGTGAACAAATCTCTGCCATTGCTGACATATAAGAATGAAACTGGATATTTATTACGGTGCTGTTTTAAAATCCTGCCGGGATTTCGTTATTATCCTGGTGAATAACTTTATCGACCGGATAACAGTTGCCTGGAATTTTCTGTTCGGTTGCTGCTGCCATACATTCCTGCATTGTTCTGTGAACACTGACTGCAATATCAACTGACTCTCCGGAAACAAGAAAAACCGTCAGAATAAGTGCAAATACTGGATTCATTGTGCACATCCTTTTGGCATCAGACGTAAACGGGCCAGCATTGAAACAATGCATACTTTATTTAATAACTCCCGTTCGTGTTTTCTTTTGTTAATGGCATCTTCAGTAAATACAGGATTACTGATAGTGACACCAATTTCAAAACAACCTTCAGACGTATTAACGTTTGGTAATAACGTTTTCATTATCGCGCCCTCAACAATGAGTTTTGTGATGCGGTGCCTGGTGCCTCCAGGTGACGTTAACCAGTTAACAATTAACGCCGGATACAGAGAATCCACCCATAACACTGTTTTTGGTTTTAACTGTTCCGCGTGCGCTTAGCCGCATTCACCGCATCACAAAATTCACTTTAAAAAGGGCGGCAGAGCAGTCACGGAGTAAAACTGATACCGCCAAACGTCACCAGAAAATTGATAACAGAGGGCGTTGCAGTGGGGTTGTCACTTAAGCGTATGGTCAACCTGACAACCCGGTGTCCTCAACGGGGGAAGGAATAACCCCGCCATACTTACCGCCGCGCCATTTCGCGGATTGCCACAACCGGAAGCGCACGGTCGACGAAAATTTAACGACAGGCTATCTATGAACCAGCTACCTCGCCGTGCGCTTTCGCGTTATGGTCTGACTTTTCAGGGAAATATCCTTTCAGTAAACTGTCAGTGCCGGATGCTCACCCGTGTCCGGCGCACGCACTCCACCTCACCCGTGGAGAACTCCTTAATTACCAACCTTAGCTTCGTTGGTTATCTATTAACGCGGGTATGTAATCATTCTGGCAATGCTTAATGCCGCTGCTTTTTCCAGCCTGGTGATATCCTGCTCCAGAGCGGACAGATTTTCAGCCTGCTTAGCTCTGGCTTCATTAGCCCATTTCAGATCCTGCGCTGCATTAATTTTCTGGCGCATCCACTCATAAAGTTCATCATCGGTATAGTCTGGCGCGATGATGACGGGTTCTCGTTTCTGCATACTGATTCCTCGCGGTGCTGTTTCGCTTATCAGCCGTTAGATTTTGCCGAACTGGAAAGCGCCTGTTTAAATTCGTTGAAGCTGTGAGCTTCTTCGCCTTCGGCAAGGCCTTCGAAGTATTCTTCGTAAGCCTTTTCCATGATTGTGTCAAAATCCATATCACTCACCTGAGTTTCTTTCCAGCCAGCGACGGGCACCATTTTCGGTTTTAAACGTTTTGCTTTTTGTATACGTCATTGCGGTGAAGGTGCCGTCCTGGTTTGGAAACACGCCGTACACCAGAGATTCGTTGTTGCCAAGATCGATAGTATCCATGCTGACCTCATTTCCCCTTAACGCCGGGGTAGCGGAACAAAAACCTGCTGCATAGTTATTAAAGTTGAACCCTGCCGTCATGTTCTTACGCCTCGGGCTGGCTACTTAACCCCTGACCACTGCCTGGTAACTCGAAGTATTGCCCTGCATTCTGTAGGATGGGGTGAGGGAATGAATGAAGTTTAGAAAAACGAACTTTTCAGGTCAATGTTTTTTTATCAAAACATTTTAAGCAGGCAGCTGTTAAGCCATCACCACGATGGCATACAGTTAATCAAATAGATGAGGTTGGTTAAATATCTTGTTGAATTTTAAAGCATACGCCCAATATGCAAGATAGATCATCCAGCATAATTGAAGGGTAGCGAGGATTCGTGGGGACTAAAAGAATATCCGGCCCTTCTATCTCCAGTTTACGAATGACAGGTGTTGTGGTCCCTTTGGGTAAGGCAAGGACAATATTTCCTGGTTGTACGGTTCGATCGGGATCAACAAAAACTGTTGAACCATTTGGGATGGAAACTCCCCCACCAGATGTTGACATACTGTCACTCTCTAGAACAACTGCAAAGGTATTGACCGGGATTTCTCCGACAAGCTGCACACAAGAGGTTATTGAGGAATTTTTCATATAATCACTCCAGCTTGCTGCCTGCTGAAGTGATAGTAGCGGAACCGTTTTTATCGGCGGTAAAGATAGATCAAGCGAATCACCTGTATTTAACTCTCCTCCATTAAGAAGCCAATTTTCGTTTACTTTCAATATTTTTGCCAGTGAACTTATGTAACGCGAGGACGGCGCTCCTCCACCGTTCATCCATTGACTTACGGAGCCTTTTGATGCGCCAGTGCCATTGACAAGGTCTTTGCCTTTCAGGTTTAGCGCATGCATACGTTGGGTTATGCGTTCAGATATAGTTTGCTTGCTCATGTTTTGATTTTAAAACACAGATGGTTTTGTTTCTTGACTTTCTTTGGTTTTGATTATTAAACTTTTGACGTTCAGTTTTATGGAGCGACTCATGAAAAAATCAGAAGTATTAGGCTATTTTGGCGGAGTTGTTAAAACAGCCGCAGCTCTAGGAACGTCAAAAACCACAGTCAGCATGTGGGGGGAAGAGGTTCCGTGGAAATGGGCGTTGCTAATTCAGGCAGTCACTGCCGGGGCGCTCAAATATGAGTTACACATACCGACGGTTGTCATTCCCGGTTCTGATCATAATCCGCCTTCTAACCAAGGGGGGATTCATGAAAATCAAGCATGAACACATCCGCATGGCGATGAATGCCTGGGCGCATCCGGACGGCGAAAAAGTACCGGCTGCGAAAATTACCAAAGCGTATTTCGAGCTGGGAATGACGTTCCCGGAACTGTATGACGACAGCCATCCGGAAGCCCTGGCCCGTAATACCCAGAAAATTTTCCGTTGGCTGGATAAAGACACCCCTGATGCTGTTGAAAAAATGCAGGCTCTGTTACCGGCGATCGAAAAGGCGATGCCGCCTTTGCTGGTGGCCCGTATGCGCAGCCACAGTTCTGAATATTACCGTGAGATCGTCGAACGGAGGGATCGGCTGGTGAAGGATGTCGATGATTTTGTTGCGTCAGCGGTTGTTTTGTATGACCAGATGAATCGCGGCGGCCCGGCAGGGAATGCTGTGGTGATGCACTAAAAGCACGGTGTTCGGGGGTTTTATGAGCAGCAAGCTTCATGGTCTTGTCTGGGAAGGGTGCGCCTTCACCGGCATGATCTTATCCAGGGTGGCGGTTATGGCCCGTCTTGCAGACTACAGCAATGACGAGGGCGTGTCATGGCCTGCCATTGAAACTATCCGGCGTCAGATCGGTGCAAGAAGTGAATCCACAGTGAAATCGGCTATTGCAGAACTGGCGAAAGAGGGCTGGCTGACGAAGGAAGAGCGTAAGGTCGGTGGGCGTAATGTAAGCAATATCTATCGGCTTAATGTGGAAAAACTCGAAGCAGCTGCGGCGGCGGCGCGTGAGTCATATAAACCGAAAAGAAAAATTAGCCCGGCAAAAAATGACCCGTTAACAGTTGACCCGTCAAATATTGACCCCTCAACGGTTGACCCGTCAAATTTTGATGGATCAACTGTTGATAAAAAACTGCCGATTAGGGGGGCGATGATTGACCCCGATCCGTCAGTATTAAAACCTGATCCGTCAGATAAAAGATCTTCTTGTCCGGACGCTTCGCAACCGGACCCGCAGACGGCTGAACAGGATTTTTTAACCCGACACCCTGACGCGGTTGTGTTCAGTGCGAAAAAACGCCAGTGGGGAAGTCAGGAAGATTTGGTGTGCGCACAGTGGATCTGGGGACGAATCGTGAGTCTTTACGAGCAGGCGGCCAGCGATGATGGCGAGATCACTAGACCGAAAGAACCCAACTGGACAGCATGGGCCAATGACGTTCGCACAATGCGGATGCTGGATGGCAGAACTCACAGACAAATTTGTGAAATGTTTGGGCGTCTCCAGCGGGATTCGTTCTGGGTAAAAAACATCATGAGTCCGGCAAAACTCCGGGAAAAATGGGATGAACTGGTTATCCGCCTGGGGCGTTCGCCTGCGCAGCGTTGCGTGAATCACATTTCTGAACCGGACACTGAAATACCGCCGGGATTCAGGGGGTGACGTGTCATGAAAAACATTGCGGCAGTTGGGGTTCTTGAACGTATTCGCAGACTTGCACCACAGGGGTCGGTTCCACCGTACCGGACGGTGGAGGAGTGGCGGGAATGGCAACTTGCTGAAGGACGAAAACGCAGCGAGGAGATTAACCGCCAGAATCGCCAGTTGCGGGTGGAAAAAATCCTGAATCGTTCGGGCATCCAGCCTCTGCACAGCAAATGCTCGTTTGCAAATTATCAGGTGCAGAACGACGGGCAAAAATACGCGCTGAGCCAGGCCAAATCCATAGCTGACGAACTGATGACCGGGTGCACGAATTTTGTGTTCAGCGGTAAAACCGGCACCAGGAAAAATCACCTTGCAGCGGCGATGGGCAACCGGCTGATGGTGAAGGGGCGCAGCGTGATTATCGTCACCGTGTCTGACGTCATGAGCGTGTTGCATGACAGCTACGACAACGGCAAATCCGGGGAAAAATTTTTACAGGAGCTTTGCGGGGTTGATTTGCTGGTCCTGGATGAAATAGGCGTTCAGCGGGAGACGAAAAACGAGCAGGTGGTATTGCACCAGATAATTGATCGCCGGACAGCATCACTGTGCAGTGTCGGGATGTTAACAAACCTGAATCATGCCGCAATGAGTACGCTTCTTGGTGAGAGGATTATGGACCGCATGACCATGAACGGTGGTCGATGGGTGACGTTTAACTGGGATAGCTGGCGTCCAAATGTCAGCAATATGAGGGTTGTGAAGTAATTTTGTCCGGAGGAAATATTAATGGAAACCGTATCTGACGCACTGAAAGCACTGAAAAGAGCCTCTTCACAGGTAGTGGCGGCCCGCCTTGGAATCAGCCGTGAAGATGCGGTCAACGAACTGTGGAAACTGAAGCGCCGCGGTGAAGCGGATAACAAGGGTTCGATGTGGTGGCTGATTCAGGCTGGTGAAAGTGAACCGGTGTCACCGGTACCGAAAGTGACAGCGCAAATGCTGACTGAGGCGATTGAACAACATGGCCCACAAACGGCGGATGAGCTGGCACTGATGTTCGGGATTACCTCGCGCCGGGCGAATTCATCGCTGGCCATGGCAATCAGCAAAGGGCGTCTGATTCGCGTGAATCAGGGCGGTAAATTTCGTTACTGCATACCGGGCGCTGATTTACCGGCAGAGCCGGAAGCTGCATCCGTAGCGGAAACCGATGGTAAAGCCTTTCCTCAGCCAGCAGGTGTTGCGTTACCAGTACAGGAAATGATGGCACAGGAAGAAATGAAAACAGAAATCGTGGAAGACATTGTGAGGTTACAGCCATCGATCACCGAAATGAAAGCAGATGACCTGATTCTACCATCGCTGCATGTGGCTAACCGCGAGCTGCGCCGGGCGAAAAGTGATGTCCAGAAGTGGGAGCGAGTCTGTGCTGCGCTGCGGGAACTGAACAAACACAGGGATATTCTCCGGGATATTACCGCCACCAGAGAGCAGCAGCGGTGAGTGGCTGGAAGAAGTGGCGCTGGGCTGAAATCCTGATACTCCGGCAGTGTGCGGGAACGATGAGAGTCGAAAGCATCGGTTATCTGATTGGTCGTAGTGAGTCAGCCGTCAGGACGAAAGCGCGGGAACTGGGTATCAGCATGATTTTACGGGGTGATTTTCACCCGTCGGCAAAATATTCACAGCGTGATATTGAGCTGGCGCGGCAACTGCATCAGCGTGGCGTACCCCGACGGGAAATTGCCGAAAAGTTTGGGATGAAGTTGGGCGCAGTGAATAACTACGTTTATTTCGACAGGAGGGTTCAGGAGTGAGGGTGAGGATTTATATCGCCGGTCCGATGACGGGATATGAAAATTTCAACCGCGAGGCGTTTCACAGGGCGGAAGATGCGCTGAAACGGGAAGGGCATACCGTTTTAAACCCGGCAGTACTTCCGGACGGGCTGACTCAACCACACTACATGGATATTTGCATGGCAATGCTCCGTTGCGTGGATGCGGTTTACATGCTGAAAGGCTGGCAGCAGTCGGCAGGTGCAAGGGCTGAGCTGGCACTGGCGGAGAAACTGGGCCATGCGGTGATTTTTCAGGAGGTGGGCAGTGAATATTGACCCGGCGATAACGATTGATATGGCCCTGAACACCGGCCTGGCACTTCTTGGTTATTTCTACATCATGTTCTGCAGCGGACGATGGCTGTCACTGTTGTTCAAAAATGGAATAAACGCCGTAAGCAGGAGCAACGCCAGAAGGCAATGGATGCATTTTTCGAAGCCTTCGGGATTGACAGCATGGAACCAGGGGATCCAGCTCGCGTAATTAGCAGAGGTGACGTTGTAATTCTTGTATACCGGAATGAAGAGAAAAATGAGCGAGATTAACTATCAGGTACTGCGTGAAAAGGCAGAGAAAGCAACTAAAGGAAGCTACATCGTAGGGCATACATCTGTTAACCAACACGGCAATTTAACAGGAGTTTTTGTTTGTCAAAAATGGAAAGGAGAACCCGGTGGCGTGATTGCGGAACGTCATGTTAACTGCCTGATTGAAACAGATGCTCAGGCTTATGCAAACGCTGAGTTCATAGCAGAGGCTAACCCGGCTACCGTGCTGGCACTGCTGGATGAACAGGAAAGAAACCAGCAATACATCAAACGCCGCGACCAGGAGAACGAGGATATTGCGCTTACGGTTGGGAAGCTGCTCGTTGAGCTTGAAGCAGCAAAATCAAAACTCAACGAGCAGCGCGAGTATTACGAGGGAGTTATCTCTGATGGGTGCAAGCGTATTGCTGAACTGGAAGCGCGGGAAGTTCAATTACCGACTCGCTACGACCTTCGATATGGACACCCGATAAATGCAGATGAGCGACATGTCATGATACCTAAAGAAAATGGCAGTTGGCTTTACCTGATTGACCTGGAACACGCATTACGCGTCGCTGGCATTCGCATCAAAGGAGAGGAGCATGGAAATAAAACCAGAGGATGAGTTAAGCAATATCGTTTTATTTCCGGTAAAAGAGGATGACCCTCGTAATCAGGTTAATTTTCTTTATGAGCCATCGGAAAGACCATATTGTCATCACGCCTCTGTCCGGGTTGACGAAAAAGAGCGTCAGGTCCGCTGTAAAATCTGCGGTGCAGTTGTGGAACCATTTGACTGGATGCTCTCTGTGGCGAAAAGAGAAACCAGACTGGCAGATGATGTAAGGCTCTTGCGTCAGGAGGAGCGGGAAAGGCGAAAAAATATAGAAAAGCTAATTCAGATTGAGCGTAACGCGAAAGCGCGGATACGCAGGGCGACAAAATCCAGAACTGAATAATTAAATTTAGCTCTGTTAAAAATTTAATCCTTAACCGGAGGGATTTCTGCACCCTCAGAACATCAGGAGGCCGCCCGAAAGGGCGGTAGTTAAATGCGAAAGTTTAAAATAATTATTGAAACGGGAATAGCCGGTGGAGATTTCGAGGATGAATTCGAAGTGGATGATGATGCGACGCCTGATGAAATACATGACGAAGCAAAAGATATTTTCTTTAACTACTGCAATTACTCATATCACGAAATAAAAGACGAAGAGGAAGAGCAAAATGGCTGATTTTGGTTCAACTAAATACAACGTCAGTTTTGAAGCATGGCATGAACTGTTAATGGACTATGCAGAGTTACGTGGTGGCAGTGCTGCTGATGCTGAAGCATGGCGTGATGATTATGAAGCAGGAAAAACTCCGGTCGAAGCATATTGTGATGAGTGGGGCGATGAATGAGCGAGATTAATTATCAGGAAGGGCATGAAACGGCAGGGCAGGCAAAACCAGTTGCATGGCGATATCGCTACGTGAAAAAAGGCGTTACGGACTTTCAGGAGAATCTGTGGGTTGGTGACTGGAAATATGTACCGACAAAAGAGGATTGCAACGACAGGCCGAACTATGAAATTCAGGCCTTATTCGCTGCCCCGCCAGTTCCGGTGACATCAGAAGAACTGGTTAAAGCTGTGCACTTTTATGAACAACTAAAACGCGAAAATCCACCAGCATCCGGAAACCTGATTACAGATTCCCAGATAAGGCAATGAGCTACCTGGCGCAGAACGGGCTGATAAGTATGGGGAATATTTTGCGATGAATATTTAGACTAAAGAGTTTGTAACGCTATGTAAGTGATTTTTTCTGGTTTAGATATTTATATGTCCGGCCAAATTGAGGTGTGTTTAAATGTTATTGCACATTGATTGTAGGGGGAATAATGAAAAACGCATTGCAGTTTTTGTTTGTTGCGTTCTGGTTGTTCGCATCATGTATGCCCATCATCTTCACAGCAAGGTATATGGAAAAAGTTGATGTTTTGATATTAATGTTTGGACATATAAATGCCCTTTTTTTAGGGGTGTTCATGGCGGTCATGTGCATTGAATACTGGCGGTAAATACAGCGAACGCCATTGGTTTAGTTGGATATTTACTGTGCCGGACAAAAACGGTTTGCGGGGAAATCTTAGTTAAGTAGAATGACTGCGGGTGCTTGAGGCTATCTGTCTCAGGCATGAACACCAAAAGGCAGATAGAGAAAAGCCCCAGTTAACATTACGCGTCCTGCAAGACGCTTAACATTAATCTGAGGCCATATCTATGCGACACATAGAGATTAGCCTCTTACGGACCGAAAGGTCAAGGAGAAGCAGGCTATGAAGCAGCAAAAGGCGATGTTAATCGCCCTGATCGTCATCTGTTTAACCGTCATAGTGACGGCACTGGTAACGAGGAAAGACCTCTGCGAGGTACGAATCCGAACCGGCCAGACGGAGGTCGCTGTCTTCACAGCTTACGAACCTGAGGAGTAAGAGACCTGGCGGGGGAGAAATCCCTCGCCACCTCTGATGTGTCAGGCATCCTCAACGCACCCGCACTTAACCCGCTTCGGCGGGTTTTGTTTTTTCCTGGCATTCTGGTTTACAATTCGCACGTCAGCCTGAACACCTGACACCTGCTGCGCCAGCAGAGAAAACAGATGGCGCACAAAACCAAATTTCACAATTCTGATACCGACCTTGCCATCCGGCATGAGCGGCGTTCACACGCATTTAAAACCGACTGGTACCAACACCCACCATGTACTGAAGAACAGGCCGAATGGCTGATTCATTCTTACCGCAGGCGCGGGTTCGAGGTTAAGAAAGCTCTCAGTCTCGACTATCGGCACTGGATAATCTCTGTCAGGCTGCCTTATTCCGAACGCCCACCACGTCCGTCCCGCACTTTCCAGCAACGGATCTGGAGGTAACGTGCGGGTATTACTTAGACCTGTTCTGGTGCCTGAGCTTAGGCTGGTGGTCCTTAAGCCGGGCCGTGAATCCATACAGATATTTCATAATCCTCGAGTGCTGGTGGAGCCGGAACCGAAAAGCATGTGCGGCCTGCCATCCGGAGTCGTCCCTGCCGTTCGCCAGCCGCTGGCGGAGGATAAATCATTACTGCCATTTTTCAGCAATGAGCGTGTGATTCGTGCTGCTGGCGGCGCTGGTGCACTGTCTGACTGGCTGTTGCGCCATATTAAATCCTGCCAGTGGCCACACGGTGATTATCACCACAGTGAAACCGTCATTCACCGTTATGGTACCGGCGCAATGGTGTTGTGCTGGCACTGCGACAACCAGTTGTGTGACCAGACCTCAGAATCACTTGAGCAACTTGCTCACCAAAACTTGTCAGCATGGATGATTGACGTCATCCGTCACGCAATCAGCGGTACGCAGGAGAGGGAGTTATCGCTGGCCGAATTATCCTGGTGGGCGGTCTGCAATCAGGTGGCTGATGCGCTTCCGGAGTCTGTATTGTGTCGTTCACTGGGATTACCGGTGGAAAAAATCCGCTCCGTATACCGTGAGAGTGACATCGTACCGGGAGAACAGACTGCCACCAGCATACTGAAGCAGCGCACAAAAAATATTGCGCTGCCACTTCACGTCCACCAGCAACAGCCCCCACTCCAGGAAAAGACGTTAGTAAGCATCGCCGTTGATCCGGAGTCTCCGGCTCAGTATCTCCAGCGCCAGAAACCACAACGGGAAGAGATGCCTGTATACACGCGCTGGGTAAAAACGCAGAAATGCATGACGTGCGGTAATCAGGCAGATGATCCGCATCACATCATTGGTCATGGCCTGGGAGGTATGGGAACAAAGGCTGATGATTTGTTTGTTATTCCGCTGTGCCGTAAATGTCATAACGAACTGCACGCCGGGGTAAAAGATTTTGAAGAAAAACACGGCAGCCAGCTGTTGTTGCTGATTCGTTTTTTAATGCACGCGAGAAATTCGGGTGTCCTGAAGTGGAAAGCATGAATGACTGAACGCATAGAATTTGTTTTGCCTTACCCGCCGACGGTGAATACCTACTGGCGACGTCATGGCAATACGTATTTCATCTCGGAGGCCGGAAAGCGTTATCGCCGTGATGTGGCGCTAATTGTTCGCCAGCAGCGGCTGAAATTAAACCTGTCCGGAAGGCTGGCGATAAAGGTGATTGCAGAGCCACCGGATAAGCGTCGTCGCGACCTGGACAATATCCTGAAAGCACCGCTGGATGCGCTGACGCATGCGGGAGTGTTAATGGACGATGAGCAGTTTGATGAAATCAATATCGTTCGTGGTCAGCCAGTATCTGGTGGACGTCTGGGGGTGAAGATTTACCCCATAATGCATTAAGAGCAGGTCAAAAAATGAAACTGGAAGATTTACCGAAATACTACTCCCCAAAATCCCCTGGCCTGACCGATGCATCGGCCTCAACGTCAAAAGATGCGCTGAGTATCACTGATGTGATGGCCGCGCAGGGCATGACACAGAATCGGGCTGAGATGGGTTTTTCTGCGTTCCTGGGGAAAATGGGCATCAGTATGAATGACAGGGCGCGGGCAACAGAATTACTGGCAGATTATGCACTCAGTCGGTGCGATCGTGTGGCGGCGTTGAGAAAACTTCCGGCAGAAATAAAACCGGTAGTGATGCGCATTATGGCTTCGTACGCTTTTGAGGATTATGCCCGCAGCGCAGCGAGTAAAAAGCAGTGCCCTTGTTGCTATGGGGAAAAATTTATTGAAAGCGTAGTTTTTACAAACAAGGTCCAGTATCCGGATGGTAAGCCGCCGGTATGGGCAAAGTGTACGAAAGGTGTGTATTCGTCTTACTGGGAAGAATGGAAAAAAGTCAGGGAGGTGGTAAAAGTTGCCTGTCCGGAGTGTGGCGGAAAGGGTGAGGTTTCCACCGCCTGTAAGGATTGCCGTGGGCGTGGTGTCGCCATTCATCGTGAAGAGTCGGTAAAACGTGGTATGCCTGTTATCAGAGACTGCCAGCGTTGTGGTGGTCGTGGCTATGAAAGACTACCATCAACGGAGGCATTTAATGCTATATGCGAGGTGACAAACCAGATAACACGCGCGTCATGGGAAAAAACAGTTAAGAAATTCTATGATGCGCTGGTGACCCGGTTTGATATTGAAGAAGCATGGGCTGAGCGGCAGTTAAAAAAGGTAACTAGGTAACAAGGTTGATTTTTCCGGAATCTGTGGTAAATTCGTCATAACAATGGGCTTTTTATGCCTGACGTTAGAAGAGTTTCTACAACCCGCCGCCGAGCGGGTTTTTTATTGCGGAATTAATTACGGACCGTTATTATTCTGCTCCCGGCCCTTTAGCTCAGTGGTGAGAGCGAGCGACTCATAATCGCCAGGTCGCTGGTTCAAATCCAGCAAGGGCCACCATCACATACCGCCATTAGCTCATCAGGAAAGAGCGCCAGCCTTCGAAGCTGGCTGCGCGGGGTTCAAGTCCCCGATGGCGGTCCATTATCTGCATCATGCGTTGTTAGCTCAGCCGGACAGAGCAATTGCCTTCTAAGCAATCGGTCACTGGTTCGAATCCAGTACAGCGCGCCATATTCATTCTTCCAGATTCCTTTCGGCAGAGCCTTATACTGAAATATACCTGGCTCAGGATATTGTTGAAAATATTATATGTTTGTCAAAAATAAAAGTTCTGTTAAGTGTTGATTGAGTGTTTGTTATACGGTCTAATGGTTTTTTCAGCATTAAATATTTATCATTCATATGGTGTGGGTAGAGTGAATATTGATGAGGCGTCGGGGTGTTTCATCCTTAGGCAGCGTATTGATATAGTCAATGCAGAACGAGCAAAGGCCTTCAGCCGTTTGACAGTTTTGTTCTGTACTCCTGATCGTCTTTCGGGAAGAGACGTTATTATTCTGAATAGTGATGCTATACAGAGGGTTTGCGATGAGTTCATGGTGGCTAATTCAGAATTATTTGCTCTTGTTCAGGAGTACAACAGAATAGCCAGGACCTGTGGTATGGATGAACTTCGGATTACTCATCTGGGGTAGATACATATCTGGATTATCACCGGTTACGGTAAAAAGTGATTGCTTACTGTTTTTGTGAATGGCATTGCAGCAGCCGGATAATGTCAGTGCTGGCTGACGGTGTGCTGGTGGCGGGTGTGGTGGTTGCTGCTTTCCCGTTGCTGAAAAAGAAAACGCCAGACTGTTAGCCGGGTATCAGTTAGCGGGAGAAATTTTTAAATACTTCACAATTCAGGCGGTTGACTGTTGTCTGGTTTGCGGGGAGTTTGTTAAAAGAAACTGGCATGGTGAATCCCCCTGTGCGGAGGGGCAATCAGCGAGTAGGTATATGGGATAATCGCGGATTCAGGTGCTGGTACTGAATTCACCGGGAGGCACCCGGCACCATGCAATGGCACATAGCGCCACTCTCCAGCCCCTCTCCGGAGGGGCTGTTTATATTGATTTTGTCAGATGTGAGTAAACTCCTTATGGACTTTGTTGTTTTAGCCCATAAGGACATATTTGCAGAGTGCAACGGTTATTAAAGCATTCATTCAATACGTTATCTGTATTTGTAGGGCATTCCTGGCTGTTTTTGATTAAATTCCAGAATGTTTTATTGAATGGTACTACGTTGTAAATGGTTACAGGCAGCACTTTGTTATTGAGCATGATGCCTGTGTGAGTCAGTGTAAATATACTTTCAGGAGGTAAGAAAGCATCCGATTGATACCAGATTATTAATTTTATTTTACTCCATATGACTGAAAAAGATATTCCGCATGATGGCTGGATAACTGTATCAATCACAATCCACTTCATTTAGTTTCCTTGTTTATGCCTTGCTGGTGATGTTCTGAAAAGTATAAATGATATTTTTGATTGTAAACCATAGAGCAGAATTATTTTTCTGATGTTGTTTATTGTTTATTTAAATGCAGGGTGGTTTATATCTCGTCTTGTAGTTTATCCATGCATATCTGCTTGATGATGAGGTTTTTAATTAAGGTATGGTTTTGTGTTTTTTCTGTATTACATGTCAGGTATTTTAAAGAATCATTTTTCAGATGGTGGAAAGAACCATGGCATTTAAACACTATGATGTTGTCAGGGCGGCGTCGCCGTCAGATCTTGCGGAAAAGCTGACACATAAACTGAAAGAGGGCTGGCAGCCGTTTGGTAGTCCGGTGGCCATAACCCCTTATACCCTGATGCAGGCGATTGCAGCAGAAGGTGATGTGGTGGTCAGTGGTGCAACTGAGCCGGAGTGATACTACGTCATCGTACTGGCCCGGCATTCCAGGCCATAAAAGACGGTCTGGCAGTGGGACTAAATGCACTGACGCTGACGGATATTACCAAAAATGCAACGTATGGCGTTGAGATGGAAAGTCTGGTGCTGGAGATAAATGCACCGGCATCATCATAAAAAGTGAGCCAGTCAAATGGAAGGTATCGTTAAACTCACCGGTAGTGTCAGTGGGTCGTCTGAGACGCCTGCATGAGTTATCAGAGCCATCAGTACTTAACTGGTGGCTTTTTTATTGTTGTCAGCTTCCGGATAACGGGAGACGGGGTATGTACCAGATGGAAAAAATCACAACAGGTGTGTCATACACCACGTCAGCGGTGGGAACGGGCTACTGGTTCCTGCAGTTGCTGGACAGGGTTTCCCCGTCTCAGTGGGCGGCAATAGGCGTGCTGGGGAGTCTGCTGTTTGGGCTGCTGACATATCTGACTAACCTGTATTTCAAAATCAAAGAGGACCGGCGTAAGGCGGCGCGGGGAGAGTAAAGTGATGAATAAAAAATATGAACTGGTTGTTAAGGGGATAAATAATTACGGGGATAAGGTTACTGTTACTGTGAAGCCGGAAGGTGACGGGCAAGCGTCGCTGTTGTTGCCAGATGTGGCGATTAGTCTTGACCGTACTGAAGGTGCCACGCTGGAGTTTTACGAAGCTGAGGCGAAAAAGCAGGCGAAGCAGTTTTTCATGGATGTTGCTGCCGGGTTATGTGAAGGGGATGGTCCGTTGCCGGAAAAGCGCCCCGTAATTTTAGAGGCGCAGGATGTGTTGATAACCTACAAAGGAAAGCTACCGGGAAGAATTACTTGTTCTCTGAAGATGCCGCCGTCAACACTGCGGTCAGAAAAAGATGATGTTGAATCACGTATTGAAAAACTGGAGAGCTACGTCGTTGAGCTGAATAAGAAATGGTCGATATTGGTGCCTTCTGGCGATGAAAAGCAGTTTGCTGCGTTTGACGATTATTGTCGGAAAGTGATGAGCAGAAATCTCGCAGAGTGTTTCAGTATTCATAATGATAATTTCAGTGACCCGGAATGGGAGTGTAACCGGCCATCCTTTGTTGTATCCGGTGATGCTGGGAAAATAACCATCTCAGAAAATGGGAAAGTAACACCTCCATCGCACCAGCACAGTGAGGAGCTCATTGAATTTGCCATTGATTACCTGAAGAACAATAAAAAGCAGGGGCTGATGAAGCGCGTTGGCCGTTGCATGGGATATCTGCAGGTAGCTGCTGAGATTGAAGCGCTGGCCAGTGGTGCTGATAAGGATGCAATTGTGCGGGAGGCTCTTCTTCGTGATTTTAATACTCCACCCTTTAAAAAAGTGCCGGCTTACTGGCTTCATCCGGGGCTGACTTATCTTAAAGTGCGTATTTAGTGGGCCAGGGACAGCGGCTGAATATTTAATATATCCATGAACACCAAAATCAAATACGGCCTGTCGGCTGCCGTTCTGGCGCTGATTGCCGCTGGTGCGCCTGCGCCTGACATTCTCGACCAGTTTCTGGATGAAAAGGAAGGCAAGCACACCACAGCATACCGTGATGGTGCAGGTATCTGGACCATCTGCCGTGGTGCCATCATGGTGGATGGCAAACCTGTCGTTCCGGGCATGAAGTTGTCGAAGGAAAAATGCGACCAGGTTAACGCCATTGAGCGTGATAAAGCGCTGGCGTGGGTGGAGAAAAACATCAGAGTGCCGCTGACCGAACCCCAGAAAGCGGGGATCGCGTCATTCTGTCCGTACAACATTGGTCCCGGTAAGTGTTTCCCGTCGACGTTTTACAGACGAATTAATGCTGGTGATCGAAAAGGTGCCTGCGAAGCGATTCGCTGGTGGATTAAGGACGGTGGCAGAGACTGCCGTATTCGTTCAAACAACTGTTACGGTCAGGTATCCCGTCGTGACCAGGAGAGCGCGCTGGCGTGCTGGGGTATCGACAGATAAGCAGAATATTTTGCTGAAAAATGAGGAATGGCCACGCGGGCGGATAACACGAAATCCTGCGAACTGGCGAAACGTAAGTGAATAAAAGTAAAAACCCCGTTTGTTGGCACCAAGCGAGGTTTTGTGTTTCTGACCTTGAGTAAGGCAAGGGAGAACATGGCGAAGTGTAAACGAATTCTGTTGAGGTTGACTATGAAAAATGGCCTTGAACTGAAAGCGCCTGTAACTGATGACATCAGCAGAGCACTGGCTTTTGCCATTAAGTGGGTGGCGGTCGGTGTTGCTGTGTCCCCGATGCTGTATGGGCTGGCAAAACTGGTCATTGCGTTGAAATCGTGAAGGGAGGATTAAGCATGTCAGACAAACTCATAACGCTGGCGAAGATCCTCTGTGTAATTGTCGGCATTTCATTTTCACTAATGCTGGTTGCTCTTTTTCTTTCCATGGCCTGGATGATGTTGTCTTCGTCGGGGTTGCTGGGGTGAACATAAACCGAATGCTTTCCGCGTTTATCGTTATTCTGCTGGTGGCCTGTGGTGCGCTGTGGATGGCAACAGACCATTACCGTGATAACGCGATTACCTACAAAGCGCAGCGCGATAACAAAGCCAGTGAACTGAAGCTGGCGAACGCAACCATTACTGATATGCAGGTGCGCCAGCGCGATGTTGCTGCGCTCGATGCAAAATACTCGAGGGAATTAGCCGATGCGAGAACTGAAAATGAAACTCTTCGCGCTGACGTTGCCGCTGGTCGTAAGCGCCTGCGGATCAACGCCACCTGTCCAGGCTCCGTGCGTGAAGCCCCCACCACCTCCGGCGTGGATAATGCAACCGGCCCCCAACTGGCAGACACCGTTACACGGGATTATTTCACCCTCAGAGAGCGGCTGATGACGATGCACAAGCAACTGGAAGGGGCACAGGACTATATCCGCACTCAGTGCCTGAAATAAGTTTTGTTGATGCGCCGTATCGTCGCTATATTCCCTCATTAACAGAGACCGCAGCCCGACAGGGAGACTCCTCTGCGCGAGTGTGCGGGGATAATTAAAAACGATGCACACCGGGTTTTTTACCGCGTTAATGATTCGCGGGTTTATCCCGGTGCGATGGTGGAAGAAACAGGAAGCTGTATTACAGAAAGTGCTACTACTGTATCCCGATGCGATGTATGTAATGTGAGTCAGATAATGGCACAGGATGTGGTGATGTGGCAGTCTGGAACACAGGATATATTGTCAGAATAAGACCCGTAGGAATAAAAATGAAAAGACGCCTTTTACTACTTTTTCTGTTATCTGTCCTGGCAGTGGGATGCTCGCAGCAAAAAGCTGATGAGCCCCGGCAATTAGTGACGGTGTATCCACGATATCCGGAATATGCTGCAGCAAATTATATCAAGGGGCTGGTTGAGGTTAAGTTCGATATTGGTGCTGATGGGACTGTGACACGGATCGTTTTTCTCCGCTCAGAGCCTCATAATTTGTTTCGTGATGAAGTGGTGAAGGCCATGGCGAAATGGCGATTTGAAAAGAATCGCCCCTGTCAGGGAGTGAAGAGACAATTTATCTTTACGCCGTCACGTCCTTGATGCTTCCAGGTAGAGAGGGGCTGGACGCAGGAGAAAAATGAAAGAGCCAGCGGTTATATTTTTGTCATGGCTGACGAGGAATGATGGAAGAAGGCGTTGTATGCCACACAACGCCTCACTGTTCATTTCTTCTTTTTCTCTGGTGGAACCCGATGAATAAGAGTTGCACTGGTTTCCGATGAGATGGCGATATACTCGGGCAAAGTATGCTGGCAGTTTTCCAACTGGTCAAAAATACCTGCTCTCGTCTGTTGCAATGCCTGCAGCATGCGGCGGCAATGCGCCTTGCTTTTACTAACCATCTTTCCTTCCTCTATCAGTCGCTGCGTGAACTCATCATGTAATACCAGGTAAATGCGGATGTTATCGGTTTTGGCTACGCAGCATAGTACAAAACGGACAGGTGCATCCCGGGACGGGGGAGGCGTCACATGTCCCTGTGATGGTTGTTCCGGGTAATGCACTGTGTGGGGCATAAAAATGTCCGATAATTTTACTTTCTACCGCAGTTAGTTGATTCGTTGGTCCTGGTAGCACATTGGGCGAGGATTTAAATGCCAGGCAACTGAAGGATGATGTTGCAAGGGAGATAGCGAGAATATTTCTGATTTTCATTTGATGATGCCTCTGTGTGAAATGACGGTAAACGACGCACTTGTGCCGGCACATAATAGCAAGCACCATAATAGATCAGATTCGATTCTTGCTGTAAGTGATAATTATTCTCGTTTTCGGGTCCTTTCCGTCGATCCAACAGGTTACGGGGCGGCGACCTCGCGGGTTTTCGCTATTTATGAAAATTTTCCGGGAACCATGTCCGGTTTCTCTTCAAGTTAACTATATGAAAAATAAAAAAAAGAGGTCTTCTGTGAACCGGACATGCACAAAAAATAGACATGTAAGCCGGACATGACCGGTTTTGTTGTGATTGTGAAGTGAGAGTTTTTGCGAGGTGAGGAGTGGCTACGCAGACTGAAGTTGCCAGGCATTTAAGTCTGACCGATCGCCAGCTTCGCAGATTGCAGAAATTGCCGGGTGCCCCGATATCGAATAAGCGAGGGCAACTGGATCTGGATGCCTGGCGCGATTTTTACATATCGTATCTGAGAAGAAGTAAAAACGATGTGCCTGATGGCGATAGCGAAGACGACTATGAGGAGAAATTGCTTATTGCCAGATGGGAACTGACAGCAGAACAGGCTGTTACACAGCAGTTAAAAAATGAGGTGTCAAAAGGAAAACTTATTGATACCGGGTTCTGTATTTTTGCCCTCAGCAAGCTGGCAATGGCGTTATCCAGTACGCTTGATTCCATCCCTTTATCCATGCAGCGACAGTTTCCTGATTTAACACCGCGCCATCTTGACCATCTGAAAACCCTTATTGCGAAGGGGGCAAATCAGTGTGCGCGGGCGGGGGATAAATTACCGGATTTACTCGATGAATATATCAGAGCAACAACTGAATAATATGATGAGTGCTGTCACAACAGCATTACAGCCCCTGATAAGGGCATTGCCGGTGACGCCAGTTGAATGGGCTGATCAAAATTATTATCTGCCTAAAGAATCTTCATATGGTGAGGGAGAATGGAAAACGCTGCCGTTCCAGATCGCCATCATGAACAGCATGGGGAATGATCAGATCCGGACTGTTAATCTGATTAAATCTGCCCGTGTTGGCTATACAAAGATGTTGCTGGGGGTGGTCGGGTATTTTATTGAGCATAAATCCCGAAACAGTCTGCTTTTTCAGCCCACGGATTCTGCCGCTGAAGATTTTATGAAGTCTCACGTGGAGGCGACGATTCGGGATGTGCCATGTCTGAAAGACCTTTTTCCATGGCTGGGGCGTAAACATCGTGACAATACCCTCACGCTGAAACGCTTTTCATCGGGTGTGGGTTTCTGGTGCCTGGGCGGCGCTGCCGCCAAAAACTACCGTGAAAAATCCGTGGACGTGGTCTGCTATGACGAACTTTCCTCGTTCGAACCGGATGTCGAAAAAGAGGGTTCGCCAACCCTGCTTGGGGATAAACGTATTGAGGGCTCTGTATGGCCCAAATCCATTCGCGGCTCGACGCCTAAAATCAAAGGCACCTGCCAGATCGAAAAAGCGGCCAACGAGTCGGCGCATTTCATGCGTTTTTATGTGCCCTGCCCACACTGTGGGGAGGAGCAGTATCTGAAATTTGGCGATGAATCCACGCCTTTTGGCCTTAAATGGGAGAAGGACAGCCCCGAAAGCGTTTTCTACCTCTGTGAACATCATGGCTGCGTGATCCATCAGTCTGAGCTTGACCAGAGCAACGGGCGGTGGATCTGTGAAAACACGGGGATGTGGACCCGTGACGGTCTGACGTTTTTCAGCGCCGCGGATAATGAAATTCCGCCGCCGCGCTCCATCACGTTCCATATCTGGACAGCGTACAGTCCGTTCACCACCTGGGTACAGATAGTCTATGACTGGCTGGATGCACTGAAAGATCCCAACGGCCTGAAAACCTTTGTGAACACCACGCTGGGCGAGACCTGGGAAGAGGCCGTGGGCGAAAAACTCGATCACCAGGTGCTGATGGATAAGGTTGTGCGTTACACGGCGGCGGTGCCTGCCCGGGTGGTTTATCTGACGGCGGGCATTGACTCGCAGCGAAACCGTTTTGAGATGTATGTCTGGGGATGGGCACCGGGAGAGGAAGCTTTTCTGGTGGATAAAATCATCATTATGGGGCGTCCTGATGAGGAAGAGACGCTGTTACGTGTGGATGCGGCGATCAACAAAAAATACCGCCATGCGGATGGCACCGAAATGACCATTTCCCGTGTCTGCTGGGACACCGGGGGGATCGATGGTGAAATCGTCTACCAGAGGTCAAAAAAACACGGTGTTTTCCGTGTGCTGCCGGTAAAAGGCGCGTCTGTCTATGGCAAGCCGGTGATCACCATGCCGAAAACCCGCAATCAGCGGGGCGTTTATCTGTGTGAAGTGGGGACGGACACCGCAAAAGAAATTCTCTATGCCCGTATGAAAGCCGAGCCCACGCCTGCGGATGAAGCCACGTCGTATGCCATCCGTTTTCCTGATGATCCGGAGATTTTTTCGCAGACAGAGGCGCAGCAACTGGTCGCGGAAGAGCTTGTGGAGAAGTGGGAAAAAGGAAAGATGCGTCTGCTGTGGGATAACAAAAAGCGGCGTAACGAAGCGCTGGACTGCCTGGTGTATGCCTACGCGGCATTACGTGTGTCCGTGCAACGCTGGCAGCTTGATCTGGCTGTACTGGCAAAATCCCGGGAAGAAGAGACGACCCGGCCAACCCTTAAAGAACTGGCAGCGAAGCTGTCCGGAGGAGTGAATGGTTACAGTCGCTGAACTGCAGGCGCTGCGTCAGGCGCGCCTTGATTTATTAACCGGTAAACGGGTGGTGTCTGTCCAGAAAGATGGACGAAGAATTGAATATACGGCGGCCTCTCTGGATGAGCTTAACCGTGCGATCAATGATGCTGAGTTGGTACTGGGGACAACCCGCCGTCGCCGTCGTCCGCTGGGAGTGAGGTTATGAAACGAACGCCTGTCCTGATTGATGTGAACGGCGTTCCGCTTCGGGAGAGCCTCAGCTACAACGGGGGCGGCGCAGGATTTGGCGGGCAAATGGCGGAGTGGTTGCCACCGGCGCAGAGTGCCGATGCGGCCCTGCTGCCCGCGTTGCGTCTGGGGAATGCCCGGGCAGATGATCTGGTGCGCAATAACGGGATAGCGGCCAATGCGGTGGCCCTGCATAAGGATCACATTGTCGGGCATATGTTTCTTATCAGCTACCGCCCGAACTGGCGCTGGTTGGGGATGCGGGAGACCGCGACAAAAAGTTTTGTCGATGAGGTGGAGGCGGCCTGGTCAGAATACGCAGAAGGGGTGTTTGGCGAGATCGACGTGGAAGGGAAACGCACGTTTACAGAATTTATTCGTGAAGGTGTGGGCGTTCATGCGTTTAACGGCGAAATCTTTGTGCAGCCGGTCTGGGATCCGGAGAGCACGCAACTGTTTCGTACGCGTTTTAAAGCCGTGAGTCCGAAACGGGTGGACACGCCAGGACATGGTATCGGGAACCGTTTTCTGCGGGCCGGGGTGGAGGTCGATCGATATGGTCGTGCCGTTGCGTACCATATCTGTGAGGATGATTTTCCGTTCTCCGGGAGTGGACGATGGGAACGGATCCCGCGTGAACTTCCCACCGGGCGTCCGGCCATGCTGCATATTTTCGAGCCGGTGGAGGACGGGCAGACCCGTGGGGCTAATCAGTTTTACAGCGTTATGGAACGGCTGAAGATGCTCGATTCCCTGCAGGCAACACAGCTTCAGTCGGCCATAGTGAAGGCGATGTATGCAGCGACGATTGAAAGTGACCTTGATACCGAAAAGGCCTTTGAATATATCGCCGGTGCGCCGCAGGGGCAGAAGGATAATCCGCTTATTAATATTCTGGATAAGTTCTCCACCTGGTATGACACGAATAGCGTGACGCTGGGCGGTGTCAAAATTCCGCACCTTTTCCCCGGTGATGATCTGAAACTTCAGACCGCGCAGGATTCAGACAATGGATTTTCGGCGCTTGAACAGGCGCTGCTGCGGTATATCGCCGCCGGTCTTGGCGTTTCCTACGAACAGTTGTCCCGTGATTACTCGAAGGTCAGTTATTCAAGTGCCCGCGCATCCGCCAATGAGTCGTGGCGCTATTTTATGGGGCGGCGAAAATTTATTGCGTCCCGGCTGGCCACGCAGATGTTTTCCTGCTGGCTGGAAGAGGCACTTCTTCGGGGGATTATTCGTCCGCCACGGGCACGTTTTGATTTTTATCAGGCGCGATCAGCCTGGTCACGGGCTGAGTGGATTGGAGCCGGAAGAATGGCCATTGACGGGCTCAAGGAGGTTCAGGAATCAGTGATGCGCATTGAGGCCGGACTGAGCACGTATGAGAAAGAGCTGGCGCTGATGGGCGAGGATTATCAGGACATTTTCCGCCAGCAGGTCAGGGAATCTGCAGAGCGGGAAAAAGCCGGACTCTCACGTCCGGTGTGGATAGCGCAGGCGTATCAGCAGCAGATAGCGGAGAGTCGCAGGCCGGAAGAGGAGACAACACCACGTGAGACGTAATCTTTCACACATTATTGCCGCAGCATTCAATGAACCGCTGCTTCTGGAGCCCGCCTATGCGCGGGTTTTCTTTTGCGCGCTCGGGCGCGAGATAGGGGCAGCAAGTCTTTCGGTACCACAACAACAGGTACAGCTTGATGCTCCCGGAATGCTGGCTGAAACGGACGAGTACATGGCCGGAGGTAAACGACCGGCCCGTGTTTACCGGGTGGTGAACGGTATTGCTGTACTGCCGGTGACCGGCACGCTGGTGCACCGGCTGGGCGGTATGCGGCCATTTTCCGGAATGACAGGCTATGACGGCATTGTCGCCTGTCTTCAGCAGGCAATGGCGGATAGCCAGGTGCGGGGCGTACTGCTGGACATTGACAGTCCGGGCGGGCAGGCCGCCGGCGCGTTTGACTGCGCTGACATGATTTACCGCCTCCGTCAGCAGAAGCCGGTCTGGGCACTGTGCAATGACACTGCCTGTTCTGCAGCCATGCTGCTGGCGTCGGCCTGCTCCCGACGGCTGGTTACCCAGACATCCCGTATCGGCTCCATTGGCGTGATGATGAGCCATGTCAGCTATGCCGGTCATCTGGCGCAGGCCGGTGTGGATATCACGCTGATTTATGCCGGGGCGCACAAGGTGGATGGCAATCAGTTTGAAGCGTTGCCGGCAGAGGTTCGCCAGGACATGCAGCAGCGGATTGATGCGGCGCACCGGATGTTTGCCGAAAAAGTGGCGATGTATACCGGGTTGTCTGTGGATGCGGTCACGGGAACAGAGGCCGCCGTTTTTGAAGGTCAGTCCGGCATTGAGGCCGGGCTGGCGGATGAATTAATCAATGCGTCGGATGCCATCAGTGTGATGGCCACGGCGCTGAACAGTAATGTCAGAGGAGGCACTATGCCGCAATTAACTGCAACGGAAGCCGCCGTGCAGGAGAACCAGCGAGTGATGGGGATCCTGACATGCCAGGAAGCGAAAGGACGTGAACAGCTTGCCACGATGCTGGCAGGGCAACAGGGCATGAGCGTTGAACAGGCCCGGGCGATTCTGGCCGCGGCGGCACCGCAGCAGCCGGTGGCATCCGCGCAGAGTGAAGCCGATCGCATTATGGCGTGTGAAGAAGCGAACGGTCGTGAACAACTGGCGGCTGCACCACTGGCGGATGCCGGGCCCTCACTTCGTGATCAGATCATGGCCCTGGATGAGGCAAAAGGGGCAGAAGCGCAGGCTGAAAAACTGGCGGCCTGCCCGGGAATGACCGTGGAGAACGCCCGGGCTGTGCTGGCTGCGGGATCAGGTAAGGCCGAACCGGTCTCTGCATCCACAACCGCCCTGTTTGAACATTTCATGGCGAATCATTCACCGGCAGCGGTGCGGGGTGGCGTGTCACAGACGTCAGCAGACGGTGATGCGGACGTGAAAATGCTCATGGCCATGCCATGAAGTCAGTGCTGACCATCAATATGAGGTTTTAACAAAATGGTGACGAAAACCATCACTGAACAGCGTGCGGAAGTACGTATTTTTGCCGGTAATGATCCGGCTCATACCGCCACAGGCAGCAGCGGGATTTCTTCCGCAACACCGGCTCTGACGCCCCTGATGCTGGATGAAGCCACCGGGAAACTGGTGGTCTGGGATGGACAGAAAGCCGGTAGTGCGGTTGGCATACTGGTACTGCCGCTTGAAGGCACAGAGACAGCGCTGACGTATTACAAGTCGGGAACCTTTGCGACGGAGGCAATCCACTGGCCTGAAAGTGTGGATGAACACAAAAAGGCAAATGCCTTTGCCGGCACAGCCCTGAGTCACGCGGCTCTGCCGTAACACGTTATCAGGCCACCATGGTGGCCTGACTGATTTCTGAATGAAAGGAACTGATTTATGGGATTGTTTACGACCCGCCAGTTACTCGGTTATACCGAACAAAAAGTTAAATTCCGTGCGCTATTTCTGGAGCTGTTTTTCCGCCGTACGGTGAATTTCCACACCGAAGAGGTGATGCTGGACAAAATTACCGGAAAAACGCCGGTGGCGGCCTATGTCTCCCCGATCGTTGAAGGAAAAGTGCTGCGCCATCGTGGTGGTGAAACCCGCGTGTTGCGTCCGGGCTACGTCAAGCCGAAACACGAATTTAATTACCAGCAGGCGGTTGAGCGCCTTCCTGGTGAAGATCCATCTCAACTGAATGATCCGGCTTACCGCCGTCTGCGTATCATTACCGATAACCTCAAACAGGAAGAGCACGCCATTGTCCAGGTGGAAGAAATGCAGGCGGTAAATGCTGTGTTGTATGGCAAATACACCATGGAAGGAGACCAGTTCGAGAAAATTGAGGTCGATTTTGGCAGGTCGACGAAGAATAACATCACTCAGGGTAGTGGTAAGGAGTGGTCAAAACAGGATCGTGACACGTTCGATCCTACACATGATATTGACCTCTACTGCGACCAGGCCAGCGGTCTTGTGAATATTGCCATTATGGACGGTACCGGCTGGCGTCTTCTGAATGGTTTTAAGCTGTTCCGCGAAAAACTGGATACCCGTCGCGGTTCAAATTCTCAACTCGAAACGGCAGTGAAAGATCTGGGCGCAGTGGTGTCCTTCAAGGGGTATTACGGCGATCTGGCCATTGTGGTGGCGAAAACGTCTTATATAGCAGAAGACGGTATCGAAAAACGTTATCTTCCAGATGGCATGCTGGTTCTGGGGAATACTGCTGCAGATGGGATCCGTTGTTACGGTGCCATTCAGGATGCTCAGGCGTTGTCCGAAGGTGTGGTGGCCTCTTCCCGTTATCCGAAACACTGGCTGACGGTAGGGGATCCCGCCCGTGAATTTACCATGACGCAGTCCGCGCCGCTGATGGTGTTGCCGGACCCGGATGAGTTTGTGGTGGTACAGGTGAAATAATCCGTGAGCGGGGGCGAAATGCCCCCGTGTCTTTTTTCACAGGGGGCTGATATGGCAACGAAAGAGCAAAATCTGAAACGGCTTGATGAACTGGCCCTGATTCTGGGGCGTGAGCCGGATATATCCGGGAGTGCCGCAGAGATAGCGCAGCGGGTGGCAGAATGGGAAGAGGAAATGCAGTCATCCGGCGATGATGTACAGGTTATGAATATGGATATCCGGGAGCGGGAAACCGCGGCTCATGATGTTCGTGAGGAAACATCCGGCGCGTTAACGCGCATCAGAGTTCTGACCTGCCTCCATCTCTGTGGCGTTGATGGTGAAACGGGGGAATCCGTTGAGCTTGCGGATGTTGGTCGGGTGATTCTGATTATGTCCTCAGATGCAAAAACACACGTTGATGGTGGAATGGCTGTTTATGCGTGATTTTCAGAATGCCTTTGATGCCGCCCTTGCCGGGGTGGACAGTACGATTGTTGAAGTGATGGGGATCCGTGCGCAGTTCACCTCCGGAGCACAACGTGGCGGCGAAGTTCAGGGGGTTTTTGACGATCCGGAGTCGCTGGGTTTTGCCGGTGGCGGGGTCCGTATTGAAGGAAGCAGCCCGTCATTATTTGTGCGGACGGATACGGTGCGTGCCGTGCGGCGTGGTGACACGCTGACCATTAACGGCGAGATGTTCTGGGTGGATCGTGTTTCTCCGGATGACGGGGGAAGCTGTTATCTCTGGCTCAACCGTGGGCAACCACCCGCTGTTAACCGGCGACGATAAACGCAGGGGGAAATTATGGCGATAAAAGGGCTTGATCAGGCGATTGATAATCTGAGCCGGGTTCGTAAAAACGCCATTCCGGCGGCTTCAGCAATGACGATTAACCGCGTGGCCACAACGGCGATTAATCAGTCTTCATCACAGGTTGCCCGGGAGACAAAGGTACGCCGGAAACTGGTTAAGGAACGGTCCAGACTGAAACGGGCGACGGTCAGAAATCCGAACGCAAAAATTATCGTTAACCGCGGTGATCTTCCAGTGATTAAGCTGGGGATCAGGATGCTGGGCCGTCGTCCGAACAGCATACTTAAAGCCGGTCAGCATCGGTATCAGCGGGCATTCATTCAGCGATTAAAAAACGGTCGCTGGCATGTCATGCAGCGTGTGGCCGGGAAAAACCGTTACCCTATTGATGTGGTGAAAATCCCGATGGCGGCCCCACTGAAACAGGCGTTTGATGAGAATGTTGACCGTATCCGGCGTGAACGCCTGCCCGGAGAACTGGCATCCGCGCTGAAACAACAACTGAGGATTGCGATAAAACGATGAAACACACTGATATCCGTGCTGCAGTGCTGGATGCACTCGAGCAGCATGAACACGGGGCGACGCTGTTTGATGGTCGCCCCGTTGTTTTTGACGAAGAGGATTTTCCTGCGATCGCGGTTTATCTGACGGATGCAGAGTATACCGGTGAAGAGCTGGATGCAGATACCTGGCGGGCCACACTGCATATTGAGGTGTTTTTACCGGCACAGGTACCGGATTCAGAGCTTGATCAGTGGATGGAAAGCCGGATTTATCCGGCGATGACTGCGATCCCGGCACTGGCAGGACTGATTACCACGATGGTTACGCAGGGCTATGAGTATCGTCGTGATGACGATATGGCGTTATGGAGCTCTGCGGATCTGACTTATTCCATTACATACGAGATGTGAGGACGATATGGCAACACCAAATCCCCTGGAGCCGGTAAAAGGTGCCGGTACCACTCTGTGGGTTTACAACGGCAAGGGTGATGCTTATGCAAACCCGTTGTCAGACGCTGACTGGCAGCGACTGGCTAAGGTGAAGGATCTGACGCCGGGCGAGATGACGGCAGAATCCTACGATGATAACTACCTGGATGATGAAGACGCAGACTGGACCGCGACCGGGCAGGGGCAGAAATCTGCAGGTGATACCAGTTTTACGCTGGCCTGGAAACCGGGAGAGGAAGGTCAGAAAGGGCTTATAGGCTGGTTTGAAAGCGGCGATGTCCGGGCCTATAAAATCCGTTTTCCGAATGGCACGGTGGATGTGTTTCGTGGCTGGGTCAGCAGTATCGGTAAGGCCGTGACGGCGAAAGAAGTGATCACCCGCACGGTGAAAGTCACTAACGTGGGTAAACCTTCTGTAGCGGAAGAACGCAGCAAAATTACGCCGGTCAGTGCGATTAAGGTGACGCCGACATCCGGTACGGTGGCAAAAGGGAAAACAACCACCCTGACCGTTACTGTGGAACCGGAAAATGCAACGGATAAGACATTCAGGGCGATTTCCGCCGATCCATCAAAAGCCACCATTAGCGTGAAAGATATGACGATTACTGTGACGGGGGTTAAGGATGGAAAAGTCAGCATCCCTGTGATTTCCGGTAATGGTCAGTTTGCTGCGGTGGCTGAAATTACCGTTAATAATGTGCCGGGTAGCTAAAGAGCTGAGAGATAAGCGATGTTCCTGAAAACAGAACAATTTGAATATAACGGTGTATCCGTCACGCTTTCTGAGCTGTCTGCGCTGCAGCGTATTGAGCATCTTGCCCTCCTGAAACGGCGGGCAGAAGAGGCTGAAGCCAGCGGCAACCTGCAGGTGAGTGTGGAAGATCTTGTCAGAACCGGCGCGTTTCTGGTGGCGATGTCCCTGTGGCATAACCATCCACAGAAAACGCAGTCACCGTCAATGAATGAGGCCGTGATGAAGATAGAGCAGGAAGTGCTCACCACCTGGCCTGCTGATGCCATTGCCCGGGCGGAAGACGTGGTGTTGCGTCTGTCCGGGATGATCGAAGCTGTTCGTCCGGATACTGATATTACTGAAGTGGCGAAAAATAACACGCTGACTGATGATGATTTTTCTGCGGGAAAGTCTTCGACGGTGAGCTGAACTTTGCCCTCAGACTGGCGCGTGAGATGGGGAGACCCGACTGGCGCGCCATGCTTGCCGGGATGACATCCACCGAATATGCCGACTGGCACCGTTTTTACCGCACGCATTATTTTCAGGATACCCAGCTGGATATGCATTTTTCCGGGCTGACGTACGCTGTACTCAGCCTGTTTTTTTGCGATCCGGATATGCATCCCTCTGATTTCAGTCTGCTTGTCCCCCGGCATGAGGAAGAGCAGGTGGAGAGGCCGGATGAGGACAAAATGCTGATGCAGAAAGCGGCAGGACTTGCCGGAGGCGTCCGGTTCGGTGGGGACGGAGGGGGCGATATTTTATCGTCTGCGGATGTGGCGGATGTCATGGTGGATGATGCCGCATTAATGATGGCTTCAGCGGGGATTCCGGGAGGTGTGAGATATGTCCCAGCCGGTTGGTGATCTTGTTATTGACCTGAGTCTGGATGCGGTCCGTTTCGATGAGCAGATGAGCCGGGTAAGGCGTCATTTTTCAGGTCTGGATACTGACGCCAGAAAAACCGCAACTGTCGTTGAGCAGGGGCTGAGCCACCAGGCGCTGGCTGCACAAAAAGCAGGGATTTCCGTCGGGCAGTATAAAGCGGCCATGCGAACCCTGCCCGCACAGTTTACGGATATCGCCACGCAGCTTGCCGGTGGTCAGAATCCCTGGCTGATCCTGCTGCAACAGGGCGGTCAGGTGAAGGACTCCTTCGGCGGGATGATCCCCATGTTCAGGGGGCTTGCCGGTGCGATCACCCTGCCGATGGTCGGGGTCACCTCGCTGGCGGTGGCGACAGGTGCGCTGGTGTACGCCTGGTACCAGGGAGATTCCACGCTTTCAGCGTTTAATAAAACCCTGGTTCTTTCCGGTAATCAGTCCGGACTGACTGCCGATCGCATGCTGACGCTCTCCAGAGCCGGACAGGCCGCAGGGCTGACGTTTAACCAGGCGAGTGAGTCACTGGCAGCCATGGTGAATGCCGGTGTGCGTGGTGGTGAACAGTTTGATGCCATCAACCAGAGTGTCGCGCGTTTTGCTTCTGCATCCGGTGTGGAGGTGGACAAGGTTGCAGAGGCTTTCGGAAAACTGACCACTGACCCGACGTCGGGGCTGATTGCGATGGCGAAGCAGTTCCATAACGTGACGGCGGAGCAGATTGCGTATGTTGCTCAGTTGCAGCGTTCCGGCGATGAAACCGGGGCATTGCAGGCGGCGAACGAGGCCGCAACGAAAGGGTTTGATGACCAGACCCGCCGCCTGAAAGAGAACATGGGCACGCTGGAGACCTGGGCAGACAGGACAGCGCGGGCATTCAAATCCATGTGGGATGCGGTGCTGGATATTGGTCGTCCTGATACCGCGCAGGAGATGCTGATTAAGGCAGAGGCTGCGTTTAAGAAAGCAGACGACATCTGGAATCTGCGCAAGGATGATTATTTTGTTAACGATGAAGCGCGGGCGCGTTACTGGGATGATCGTGAAAAGGCCCGTCTTGCGCTTGAAGCCGCCCGAAAGAAGGCTGAGCAGCAGACTCAACAGGACAAAAATGCGCAGCAGCAGAGCGATACCGAAGCGTCACGGCTGAAATATACCGAAGAGGCGCAGAAGGCTTACGAACGGCTGCAGACGCCGCTGGAGAAATATACCGCCCGTCAGGAAGAACTGAACAAGGCACTGAAAGACGGGAAAATCCTGCAGGCGGATTACAACACGCTGATGGCGGCGGCGAAAAAGGATTATGAAGCGACGCTGAAAAAGCCGAAACAGTCCGGCGTGAAGGTGTCTGCGGGCGATCGTCAGGAAGACAGTGCTCATGCTGCCCTGCTGACGCTTCAGGCAGAACTCCGGACGCTGGAGAAGCATGCCGGAGCGAATGAGAAAATCAGCCAGCAGCGCCGGGATTTGTGGAAGGCGGAGAGTCAGTTCGCGGTACTGGAGGAGGCGGCGCAACGTCGCCAGCTGTCTGCACAGGAGAAATCCCTGCTGGCGCATAAAGATGAGACGCTGGAGTACAAACGCCAGCTGGCTGCACTTGGCGACAAGGTTACGTATCAGGAGCGCCTGAACGCGCTGGCGCAGCAGGCGGATAAATTCGCACAGCAGCAACGGGCAAAACGGGCCGCCATTGATGCGAAAAGCCGGGGGCTGACTGACCGGCAGGCAGAACGGGAAGCCACGGAACAGCGCCTGAAGGAACAGTATGGCGATAATCCGCTGGCGCTGAATAACGTCATGTCAGAGCAGAAAAAGACCTGGGCGGCTGAAGACCTGCTTCGCGGGAACTGGATGGCAGGCCTCAGGTCCGGCTGGAGTGAGTGGGAAGAGAGTGCCACGGACAGTATGTCGCAGGTAAAAAGTGCTGCCACGCAGACCTTTGATGGTATTGCACAGAATATGGCGGCGATGCTGACCGGCAGTGAGCAGAACTGGCGCAGCTTCACCCGCTCCGTGCTGTCCATGATGACAGAAATTCTGCTTAAGCAGGCAATGGTGGGGATTGTCGGGAGTATCGGCAGCGCTATTGGCGGGGCTGTTGGTGGTGGCGCATCCGCGTCAGGCGGTACAGCCATTCAGGCAGCTGCGGCGAAATTCCATTTTGCGACCGGAGGATTTACGGGAACCGGCGGCAAATATGAGCCAGCGGGGATTGTCCACCGCGGGGAGTTTGTCTTCACGAAGGAGGCAACCAGCCGGATTGGTGTCGGGAACCTGTACCGCCTGATGCGGGGCTATGCGGAAGGGGGGTATGTGGGTGCTGCCGGAAGTCCGGCGCAGATGCGGCGGGCCGAAGGCATTAATTTTAATCAGAACAATCACGTGGTGATTCAGAACGACGGTATCAACGGACAGGCCGGGCCGCAGCTGATGAAAGCGGTGTATGAGATGGCCCGTAAAGGTGCGCAGGATGAGCTCCGGCTGCAGTTGCGTGATGGCGGTCTGTTATCGGGGAGCGGGCGATGAAAACATTTCGCTGGAAAGTGAAGCCGGATATGGAGGTGAACTCGCAGCCATCGGTGCGTGAAGTGCGTTTTGGTGACGGGTACTCACAGCGTATGGCGGCAGGGCTGAATGCTGACCTGAAAACATACAGGGTGACGCTTTCCGTGACCCGGGAGGAGGCCCGGCATCTGGAAGCGTTCCTGGCAGAGCACGGTGGCTGGAAGGCATTTTTGTGGAAGCCACCCTATGCATACCGGCAGATAAAGGTGATCTGTGCCGGGTGGTCTGCGCGGGTCGGGATGTTGCGCGTTGAGTTCAGCGCGGAGTTTAAGCAGGTGGTGAACTGATGCAGGATATTCACGAAGAAAGTCTGAACGAGTCGGTTAAGTCAGAGCAGTCACCGCGGGTGGTACTCTGGGAAATCGACCTGACGGTGCAGGGCGGTGAGCGGTATTTTTTCTGCAATGAGCTGAATGAAAAAGGGGAGCCGGTGACCTGGCAGGGGCGTGAATATCAGGCGTACCCGATTGAGGGGAGTGGCTTTGAGATGAGCGGGAAGGGCAGCAGTGCCAGACCGTCGCTGACGGTGTCCAATCTGTTCGGTCTGGTCACCGGGATGGCGGAAGACCTGCAGAGTCTGGTGGGGGCCACGGTGGTCCGCCGCCGGGTGTATGCCCGTTTTCTGGATGCGGTGAATTTCGTTGCGGGCAATCCGGAGGCCGACCCGGAGCAGGAGCTGACGGACCGGTGGGTGGTGGAGCAGATGTCAGCGCTGACAGCCATGACGGCCTCGTTTGTGCTGGCCACACCGACCGAGACGGACGGGGCGCTGTTTCCCGGTCGTATCATGCTGGCGAACACCTGTATGTGGACCTACCGCTCTGATGAGTGTGGTTACACGGGCGGGGCTGTGGCGGATGAGTTCGATAAACCCACCACGGATATCCGTAAGGACAGATGCAGCAAGTGCATGCGCGGGTGTGAACTGCGCAGGAATGTCGGCAATTTTGGCGGTTTCCTTTCCATTAATAAACTTTCGCAGTAAATCCCGGTTTATGACACAGACTGAATCAGCGATTCTGGCACATGCCCGGCGGTGTGCGCCTGCGGAGTCGTGCGGCTTCGTGATAAGCACGCCGGAGGGGGAGTGGTATATCCCTTGTGTGAATATTTCCGCGGAGCCGGAGGCGTATTTTCGTATCGCACCGGAAGACTGGCTGCGGGCAGAGATGCAGGGGGAGATTGTGGCACTGGTCCACAGTCATCCCGGTGGGCTGCCCTGGCTGAGCGAGGCTGACCGGCGGCTGCAGATAAAAAGCGCACTGCCCTGGTGGCTGGTCTGCCGGGGTGACATTCACAAATTCCGCTGTGTGCCACATCTGACGGGACGGCGCTTTGAGCACGGGGTGACGGACTGTTACACGCTGTTCCGGGATGCTTATCATCTGGCGGGGACTGAAATGCCGGATTTTCATCGCGAGGATGACTGGTGGCGCAACGGCCAGAACCTTTACCTGGACAATATGGCGGTCACCGGCTTTTACCGGGTGCCCCTGTCCTCTGCACAGGCGGGCGATATTCTGCTGTGCTGCTTTGGTGCTTCGGTACCGAACCATGCCGCCATTTACTGCGGTAACGGTGAGCTGCTTCACCATCTGCCTGAACAACTGAGTAAACGGGAGAGGTATTCCGAAAAATGGCAACGACGAACGCATTCTGTCTGGCGTCACCGCCACTGGCACGCATCTGCCTTCACGGGGATTTACAACGATTTGGCCGCCGCCTCAGCCTGTATGTGAACACGGCAGCGGAAGCCATTCGCGCCCTGTCGATGCAGATGCCGGGCTTTCGCCGTCAGATGAACGAAGGCTGGTACCAGATACGTATTGCCGGTGATGACACGGCACCGGAGGCGGTGTACGCCCGTCTTCACGAACAGCTGGGTGAGGGAACGGTCATCCACATTGTGCCGCGACTGGCCGGGGCCGGAAAGGGTGGACTGCAGATTGTGCTGGGGGCGGCAGCCATCGTGGGCTCTTTCTTCACGGCCGGTGCCTCGATGGCGTTATGGGGTACAGCCCTGAGTGCCGGCGGTTTTTCTGCCACCACAATGCTGTTTTCACTGGGTGCCAGCATGATACTGGGCGGTGTGGCCCAGATGCTGGCCCCGAAGGCAAAAACACCGGATTACCGCGCAACGGATAACGGCAGACAGAACACGTACTTTTCCTCGCTGGATAACATGATTGCCCAAGGGAACCCGATGCCGGTGCCTTACGGGGAAATGCTGGTTGGCTCCCGCCGTATATCCCAGGACATCAGCACCCGTGATGAAGGCGGGGGCGGAAAGGTCGTGGTTATCGGGCGGCAGGGGTAAAAAGAATAAAAAAATCCCGCAGTGATCGCGGACAGGAACTGCGGGAGAGTTACGAAGATTAAGTGTAAGGAATTATTCTTATATCACGACAAAAAAATTAACGCAGAGAAATTATACGCGCCACAGTCAGTTTGTGAAAATGTGAAGATATTCAGAATTTTTATGCCATTACCGGTTTTAACCAACAGGATTATCGGTGGGCATGAAAGAAAACCCCGGTATCTGCTGATACCGGGGTTTCTCTTTAGCATGGCAGAAATGTGTTTCATGCTTTTCGGGCGAAGGATATCCGACTTCTGTACGGAATGGCAAGTGGCGGTTAATTTATTCAGGGGAAGGCTGTATGGGAAAAGGTGGCGGTAAGGCACACACGCCTCGTGAGGCGAAGGATAATCTCAAATCCACGCAGATGATGAGCGTGATTGATGCGATTGGTGAGGGACCGATAGAAGGTCCGGTGAAGGGACTGCAGAGTATCCTGGTGAACAAAACCCCGCTGACGGACACGGACGGTAATCCCGTGATACACGGTGTGACGGCGGTCTGGCGCGCCGGGGAGCAGGAGCAGACACCACCGGAAGGCTTTGAGTCCTCCGGTGCTGAAACCGGACTGGGCGTGGAAGTGACGAAGGCAAAACCGGTGACGCGCACCATTACGTCCGCGAACATTGACCGCCTGCGGGTTACCTTCGGGGTGCAGTCACTGGTGCAGACCACGTCAAAGGGCGACCGTAATCCTTCCTCTGTCCGGATTCTGATTCAGTTACAGCGTAATGGCCGCTGGGTGACGGAAAAGGATGTCACCATTAACGGCAAGACCACCTCGCAGTTCCTGGCCTCGGTGATTCTGGATAATCTGCCTCCCCGGCCCTTTAACATCCGGATGGTCAGGGAGACGGCGGACAGCACCACGGACCAGCTGCAGAATAAGACGCTGTGGTCGTCATACACCGAAATCATCGATGTGAAACAGTGCTACCCGAACACGGCCATTGTGGGGCTGCAGGTGGATGCGGAGCAGTTCGGCGGCCAGCAGATGACGGTGAACTACCATATCCGCGGTCGCATCATCCAGGTGCCGTCAAACTATGACCCGGAAAAACGCACGTACAGTGGTATCTGGGACGGCAGTCTGAAACCGGCATACAGCAACAACCCGGCCTGGTGCCTGTGGGACATGCTGACTCACCCGCGCTACGGCATGGGAAAACGTCTGGGGGCGGCGGATGTGGACAAGTGGGCGCTGTATGCCATCGGGCAGTACTGCGACCAGACGGTCCCGGATGGTTTCGGGGGGACCGAGCCGCGGATGACCTTTAATGCGTACCTGGCACAACAGCGTAAGGCGTGGGACGTTCTCAGTGATTTCTGCTCTGCGATGCGCTGTATGCCGGTATGGAACGGCCAGACGCTGACGTTCGTTCAGGACCGTCCGTCGGATGTGGTGTGGCCGTACACCAACAGCGATGTGGTGGTGGATGATAACGGCGTGGGTTTCCGCTACAGCTTCAGTGCCCTGAAGGACCGGCACACGGCAGTGGAGGTGAATTACACCGACCCGCAGAACGGCTGGCAGACCTCCACGGAACTGGTGGAAGACCCGGAAGCCATACTGCGCTACGGACGCAACCTGCTGAAGATGGACGCGTTCGGCTGTACCAGCCGCGGTCAGGCCCACCGTGCCGGGCTGTGGGTGATAAAGACCGAACTGCTGGAAACGCAGACGGTGGATTTCACGCTCGGGTCACAGGGGCTGCGTCACACACCCGGTGACATCATTGAAATCTGTGATAACGACTATGCCGGGACCATGACCGGCGGACGTGTCCTGTCCATCGATGCCGCCAGCCGTACCCTGACGCTGGACCGGGAGGTGACACTGCCGGAGACCGGCACGGCCACTGTTAATCTGATTAACGGCAGCGGTAAGCCGGCGAGCGTGGCCATCACCGCACACCCCGCGCCTGACCGGATACAGGTCAGCACCCTGCCGGATGGTGTGGAGACATACGGTGTGTGGGGACTCTCCCTGCCGTCACTGCGTCGTCGCCTGTTCCGCTGTGTCTCCATCCGGGAAAACACGGACGGCACCTTTGCCATCACGGCGGTGCAGCACGTACCTGAAAAAGAAGCCATCGTGGATAACGGGGCCCGCTTTGAGCCGCAGTCAGGCACCCTGAACAGCGTTATCCCACCGGCAGTGCAGCACCTGACGGTGGAGGTGAGCGCAGCTGACGGCCAGTATCTGGCGCAGGCTAAATGGGACACGCCGCGGGTGGTGAAGGGCGTGCGCTTCAGTCTGCGCCTGACCAGTGGTAAGGGAACGGATGCCAGACTGGTGACCACCGCCATCACCGCAGACACGGAGCACCGTTTCAGCGGCCTGCCACTGGGGGAATACACCCTGACGGTGCGGGCCATTAACAGCTACGGCCAGCAGGGCGAACCTGCGACCACCACCTTCCGGATTGCCGCACCGGCAGCACCGTCGCGGATTGAGCTGACGCCGGGGTATTTTCAGATAACGGCGGTCCCGCGTCTTGCGGTGTATGACCCGACGGTACAGTTTGAATTCTGGTTCTCAGAAAAACGCATCACGAACACGGCACAGGTGGAAAAATCTGCCCGTTATCTGGGGACCGGCAGTCAGTGGACTGTCCAGGGGAGCCGGATTAAGCCGGGGACGGATTTCTGGTTTTACGTGCGAAGCGTCAACCTGGTGGGAAAATCTGCTTTTGTGGAAGCCAGCGGGCAGCCCAGCAATGATGGTGAAGGGTATCTGGAAATTTTCCGGGGGCTGATAGATGAGACGCTTCTGGGCCAGGCACTGAAAG